GGCGGAGAACGACAAGCGCCTCAAGGAAATCGAGACAAAGGGCGGAGCCGATCCTCTCTTGACGGAAAAAGTCGAAAAGATCAACGCGGAAATCTCGCAGATCGCGGCTCTGAAAAAGCAGATCGAAGCGGAAATCTCGCAGATCGCGGCTCTGAAAAAGCAGATCGAACACGTAGAAACAGTGGCCGGACGCGGCGGTTTTGGCGGAGGACATTCGGGGCTGGATCAGGCGAAGGCCGAATACAAGGCCGGTTTTGAAAAGTGGTTCCGCAAAGGGATTGAAGGCAATCTCGCACAACTTGCAGTGCAGGCTTCCGCATCAACTCTTGACGACACGGCGGGCGGGTTCCTGGTGCCGGAAGAGATGGCGGCGACCATTGACAGAATTGCCGGAGTCACTTCGGCCATGAGGCGGCTGGCCTCCGTGATGAGCATTGGAACAGACACGTACAAGAAACTCGTCAATCAGGGTGGCGCCAATTCCGGTTGGGTCGGCGAAAAAAGCGCACGGGTCGAAACCGCTACACCGATACTGGCGGAAATCGCTATCAATACGAAAGAGATTTATGCAATGCCCGCAGCGACGCAGACACTGCTCGATGACTCCAGCGTGGATATAGCCGCGTGGCTCGGCAATGAAGTCGCAATTGAGTTCGCTGAAGAGGAAGGGCAGGCATTCATCAAAGGAAACGGCGTCGACAAGCCGAAGGGACTTGAGGCTTATTCCACTGTTGCCAATGCCTCTTATGCGTGGGGCAAGATTGGTTACATTGCATCCGGCGCCCAGTCCACATTCACCAATGCAGACAAGTTGTTCGACCTTCAGCACGCATTGAAGCCGATCTATCGCAACGGGGCTTCGTTCCTCATGAACGACAACACCCTGCTCCATATCCGAAAGTTCAAAGACGGTGAGGGTAATTACCTCTGGAGACCGGGCCTGCTGGAAGGCGCGCCTGATACTCTGCTGGGTAAGCCTGTTGAGATCGACGACAACGTGGCAGACATCGGCGCCGGGGCTTATCCGATTTACTTCGCCAATTTCAAAAGGGCATATCTGATCATTGACCGTTTAGGAATTCGGGTGCTCCGCGATCCTTATTCCTCCAAGCCGTATATTCTCTTCTACACTACAAAGAGAGTCGGCGGCGGGATCGTGATGTATGAAGCAATTAAGACGTTGAAAGTAGCGACAAGCTAATAACCGGGGGGCTGAAATACGCCCCCGCACAATAAATTTAGGAGGACAACAAAATGAAAGACCTTTACAATCACTTAACGCTGGTTCAGGCGGTCGCGCCTGTGGTAGTGAGGACAGGCACCGTGCCCGATCCGGCAGCGGTTGATCTTGCAGGATACAATTCAGCAGTAATTGAGATGAGTTGCGGGGCGAAACCCAGCGGAGAGGACGGTGCAATTACGCTTAAACTCGAACATGCCGATGATTCAACAACGCCTGGTACTGCTGGAACTTTTTCTAGTGTCGCAGCGGCTGATGTGCAGGGCGCAACGCCTGATGCAGGGGGGATCATCAAAACTCTTGCAACTGCGGCTGATGCGCCGGCAGCAGTCTATAAGTTCGGCTATGTCGGCGGCAAGCGGCATATCAAATTGACTATTGCTGCGGCTGCCGGCAATACGAATGGAACAATTATAGGCGTGACTGTCATCAAAAGCCACGGCCTTGATGTTCCTCCGATTAGTTAACCTGGCCTTAAATGGCTACTCGGCGGGGGCTACTCCGGCCTCCGTCGGGGAAACCACAGGAGAAGGAGGAAATAAAAAATGTATCAAAGCAAGGTATATCGAAAACAAGGCGGCGAGGAGTTTGTTGTCGCCTCTGGCGGGGTTTTGAACATCGAAACGGGCGGCAAAGTCAAAGCCAATGGCACGCAAGGCGCCGCTTTAACCGCACAATTGACATCAATCACGCACACTGCGCCCCAAACGGCTGGTTATGCCATACAGGATTTGACGAATACTGGTGGATATGGTTTTGCCAGCAAAGATGAGGGCAATACCGTTCTAAGCGTAATTAAGAACCTTCAGGTTCGCCTTGCCGAGGTCGAGGCGCGGCTTGAAGCTTTGGGAATGGTTGCCACGAATTAACCCCCAGGGGGCTTGCCTACCTTTCTCCGGGCAAGTCCCCACCCTCCCAAAAAGTGAAAGGAGGTACAGGAGATGGCGAATCAGAGAATAGGAAATCTAAGTAACAGGTGGATCGGCCTTTCCACCGACACCAAACCGACAACCGGAATACCCGTAGGCGCAACGTATTTTGAAGCGAACACCGGATTCTTGTTTATCTTCAACGGCTATGCATGGGTTCCGAAGTCCTTCATGCCCGAAACCACCGTAAACTACAAGCAAATCTCACTCGCACAGACTGCGGGGGCAAAGAACGTCATGACCGCCACGACGCAGAATCTCTTTATCGACGCTGTGATTGTGCACGTTCCAGATGACCTTTCGGCGGTGGCTACCTTCACGGGCATCTCAGTCCAGACCGATGATGGAACTCCGATAGTTCTGCTTTCCTCGACCAATGGCGCAAAGGCTAAGCTGACGGGCAATTTTTACCACGTCTATCGTGGGCCTTCCATGACTGTATCTGGAAAGAAGATTCAACTTACAATCTACGGCGGATCGGCGGGAGCGGGTAAGATTGCTGATGTAACGGTTATGTGGCGTCCTGTTGTGGCGGGCGGGTACTATCTGAACGCATAGGGGAAGGTATGAAACTGGCACTTAAAACCGCACCAACAAGCGAACCGGTCACAAAAGATGACGTAAAAAAACATCTGCGCCTCGCCACTACCACAGCGGAGGCGACGGCCTACACGACCGAGGACGACCTGCTTGATCGGCTTATCGCCACTGCACGGATCATCACAGAGCAGGAGATAGGCCGGAAGCTGATCACGCAGACTATGACCTACTACCTGGATAGATGGCCGGACAGGAGAGAAATCAGGATACCCTATCCGCCATTACAATCGGCAACGGTGGCCTATCGTCTGGAAGGCGATGATGATTATGCCAACACTCTCTCGGCGGTGGATGTGGATACCATAAGCGAGCCCGGCAGGATTGTGTTACAGCCGAATGAATCGTGGCCGTCCGGGACGCTCTACAGCGATAAGCCTATCAAGATTGAGTTCGTTTGCGGGTACGGCGACGCTGACGACGTGCCGAAAGGGATTAAATCGGCAATCCTGTTGCGGATCGAAGACCTATATGAGCACCGCGGGGAGGTCGTGGTTGGCTTGACTGTCAGTAGGATAGCCGATGCCGTTGACAGTTTACTTCGTAGCTATAGAATCTGGACGAGGTTTGAATAATGCGTGCAGGCCGTATGGATCGCATAATTAGCTTGTATAAGGCATCGACCACTACCGATGACTTCGGGGAAGAAATCGTGGCCTGGATTCCCTTGTGCATGACTGGTGACGAAATCGCCACGGGCACCCTGACTATTGGAAAACTTTATCAGATTACCGCCACTGAGAAAGATCACTTCTACGCCGGGTGTAAGATCGGCGACGTATGGACGGCGACGCTGGCGACGGCCTGCAACGTCTCAAACAAGGTCAAACCGGTAACTCGTAGTTATCAGGAATGGGCGGAACGGCTGGAACTGCGGGGCGATGAACGATGGAACGCACAACAGGTTGTTGCCTCCATGTCCGGCAAGTATCGGATTCGATGGCGTTCGGATGTCGGGCCGATGAACATGTTGATTGACAGCGATTCACGGGAATACGACGTGCAGGCGGTGCTGGAGTTGGGCCGTAAAGAGGGGCTTGAACTTTTGGTTGCTGGGCGGACGGATTGAGGATTGTGAATATTATCCTGAAATGCGAGACGGTGAATAAATGAGCACCACAAAAGACGCTTTCAAATTCCAGTTGTTCGGCGTGAAGGAGTTAATGGCGGCTTTAGACGAGCTGCCTACCATTGCTATGCGAAAGTCCGCCGTGAGGAACGCGGCAAAGCGTTCGCTCATGCCTACCGCCGAACAGTATAGATCAGCGTTGCCCTGGGCCCCGAAGCCGAAACGGTATGCGATGTCGGAGCACCTAAGAGACAGTGTTGAGATTACCTCGGCATTGAAACGCAGCCAGAAGAAGGACGGACGCCGAGTAGGAAAAGATGAAATTGTCATGTATGTCGGCTCGTCGGCACCACACGCCCATTTGTTGGAATGGGGAACTGATGAACGGCAGCATAAGGAGGCGAAGGCAGTCCCGATAGGAGACGTGGTGCGGGTAGTGCAAAGTACAGGGCGAGTTCAGGCAAGGTCTTACCTAAGGCAGGCATGGGAATCAACGAAAGATGGCGTCATGAAGATATTTACGGATGAGATGAAAAAGGAAATTGAAAAGGCGGCGAAAAGACTGGCTGATAAGGCGGCCAAAGGGAGTTTGACAAAACAGCAGAGGGCGGGATTGATGCGATGATTATCGAATCTGCATTGAGAGCGATTATAATTGCAGACAACGGAGTTAAGGCTGTCACAACACGCTGTTATTACAATTATATTCCGCAATCGCCTACCTATCCGCTCATCGTCATACAGAGGGTGACAGGCAGCCGGGTGCATCATTTAAGCGGCCCCAGCGGTGCAGTAAGGCCACGTTTCCAGATCGAAGCATGGGCGGAGACTTACTCGGCAGCAAAGGGTCTGGCAAATCTTATCAGGGCAGCGCTTGATGGGAAGGAATATACAACGGACGAGACGGCAATTAATAGAATCACAGAAGCGGGCGATACGCGAATCACAGAAGCGGGCGATACACTAA